CCTTTGAGACACGCCTCTTGAAGTTCTGCCACTCAGATGGAGTTACTTCGTAGTAGTTGTAGAAGGTTCCATCACGGAAAACTACCGTTAGAACTCCTCTTACCCTGTCGTAACCTGCCGCTACTGTGCGAGGTCGTTCTGGTCTGCTGCTAGATGTAGGAACAACAGTCAGTGGAGCCGCTGCGGTGCCTTCATCTGCTTGTGGTCCTTTGTAACCAGGGACAATGAGTTCGCCTGTGTCATCATCTTCATCGTAAGACTGGCGGTAAGAGGATCGGTCGACGTAATTTCCGTCTGAGTCAATGTAATACGCATCAGAGTCAATGCTTTGTGCTAATGCATCGCCAGCCTGATTGCGGCGGTTTGCCTCTCCAAAAGATTGTGGCTTGTAGTACTTGTCAATTTCACCAAGGAACTCAATACCACCGAACTCTCCAGAAGATGCTGCTGTTGGAAGACCAACAAAGTTTCCAGAGATCTGACCAAGTAGTTCGCCAGAAGACGGTATAGCAGTGCGTTGATTGCTCACTGCTCTACCGCCTACTGGACGTACCATTGTTTTATCCTAGTGGATTATGATGCTGCTGCGAATGGTGTAATTACAATTGTAGATCCAGGAACGATTTCGTTCTGTCCTGCTGCAATTGACTGTGTCTTGATTGTTCCAGCAACACCTGTTAGGCCTGCAACTGTAAGTCCTGTTGTTGAAAGGTCTCCTGAAGTTGTTGTTGTAAACGAAACGGTGTTTGTAGCAACTGCTGTAACTGTCCAAGTACCATTGAGAGCAGTATCTGGGGATACAAGAGATGCAACTGTGATTTTTGTTCCAACTGGGTACTTGGCGCCAGCACCTGAAGAGGTGATTGTTGCTGTTGTGCCTGTGCGTGAAACTGCTGTGATTGTTGATGCAGCGTTTGTTGCTGCTGTTGCAACAGTCACTGTTCCAAATGAAGCATCCTTCAACGCATCAGTTGCATTTGCTGTTGTAAGACCAATAACATTTGGAGTAAGGATATAGTCAGTTGCACCAAGTACATCTTCGCCTTCTGTGTCTGGGTTGTACAGTGGGAAGCCGTTCCATCCTGAAAGAGCGATGATGTGGTTGTCTGCTGCTGGATCTAGACGGCCTGCGACTCGTGTTGTGACTGTTGTCGAAAGAGTTGCACTTGCTGCATCTGGACGAGCATCGTTTGGTTGAATAGGGAAATTACCCCATACGAAGTCAATAGCGACCTCGCCTGCGGAATCTAGAAGATTACCGTTGTTATTTGTTGCCATGAATAGTCTGCTTTCTCTAGAGAAGTTAAAGCCTCATGCGCTTAGAGGCATGACAAGTCTACTTAAAATCATCGCAATCATGGTCTTCAAGTTCACTTGTTTCTAGAACAGTATGACAGTCCTTGCATTTGAAGAATCGGATGTCATCGAGACCTACATGTAGGGAATCGGAGTGATATTCGGCTTGATCCATTTGAGGACCTGCTAGAACCTCTGGAGGAAAAGGACCTCTAGGGCTGTGAGCAGATGAAGGGATTGCATGTCCTTGTATCGCAAATTTGCGAATTAACTTCATCTATTCCTCTGATTTCTTAGAAGCCTTCTTCTTTGGGACTGAGAGTGTTTCAGCAACAGCCTCTTTAGCCTCAGTAAATGCCTCCGTAATTTTTAGTAATCCCGCTTTACGACGATCCTCTAAGAAACTTGGTAGATCTTTACCGCAGTAGTAAATAGACTTTGTCTTTGTTATGCGGTAAACGTACATGGCGTCGTTAGAACAGTTTGCACACTTCATTACCACTCCAATCCATGACTAAACTTTTTGCTCTTGGTATCCACATCGGCACCACCACTCATAGGTCCTGGTCGTGATGGCATTGGGAACATCTCGGATAATATTGCTTTGTGCTCTTCTGGAACATCTCTATGCTCAGACAAGTTTTGAGCACGAGTCCAGAACTCTGGCGGATACATGCCGAAGTTGCGAAGAATTTGACCATGAGCCTTTAATGCAGGGATCTGCTTAGTGCGAACTGCAAAGTCTAAAATCTTTTTATCAATTGCTGATAAGGGGTTTACTCGTGAGTCGTAGCCATAGTTAAAATGATTGTAAGAATCATGATCACGAGATAATCCGCCAGCCATAATTACTTCTTCTTTGGACGTGTTCCAGGAGCCGTTGGTTTTGCACCCTTAGGCTTCACTGGAGTACGAGGGACTTTTTCCCCTGTAATTGGATGGGTTGCTGTGTTCTTCTTTAGTGTGCCTGGCACTGGTGCTCCTGTCGTTGATAATGTAATTGGTCCACGCTTCCGATACCCAGGCATTGGTGCACCTGTGCTTTGTGGTGTCGGCTTCGTTTGTCGTGCAAGTACGGTTTGTTCTGTATGGCTCTGATGAGCCATGGCGTTAGAGTAGTGCTTGTCTTTGTCTTTTTCAGCCTCTGGAATAAGGCTATCAATTAAACTAGAAGCCGCTACAAACGGATTCCAGTCCCTTGATTGAAACTGCACATTGCTCATGAGTCTATCTTCCCTTAAATACGGGGTTCAGTCTTTGTGTCTGTTAAACAATTTTCGATGGCGATTAATCTTTCGCCCATCTCCACAAAAGCCTCAAGCATCTTCTCCTGAGTCTGAATGACTAGGGCCTGGTTCTCGTAGAGGCGATCTACGCGGTCCTTGACCGTGGTGTAGCCACCATTCTGGCTTAACTCGCCATCCATCTTGTTGAGACGCTCCATAACACCTGGAACTCTGTCTCTACCTGGGGCGGCTTCTTCTCCTTCCCAGTCACGCATGAAGCGCTCCATCCACTGCATAAAGCGTTTTAATCTTTTATAGAATGGGCTCAAGAGCACTCCGATGCTAATGAGAGCACCAGCGACAATGCCGATAGTCGCAAAGGTATTTGTCACTGGTGCGTCTCCTTTTAAATTACTTCTTGCCGAAGCCGTATGATGGATCTTTTGGATTTACAAACTTTGCTGCTGGTCCGAGTAGACCTGCAATAAAGGCATTAGCCAAAATCTTTGGGTCCGAAATTCCAGACATGTAGAGTGCTGCAACAGCAGCAAGTGATGCACGAAGCCATGTGGCTCCTGCAGTCTTAAGTACGTTGATATCCATGTTTCTCCTTACTAGATGCCCTTGACTAATAATCTCTTATTCGTCTCGGTTACGCAGGGGATACGTAATAACCCATGCAAAGATTGTGCCAATAATTGCGTATCCAACGACAGTTTTTGCGCTTCCGTCGAGTACTACCCAGGCAATAAACATACCCAGTAGCGTCCACAGTTGGTCGATCATATCTTTTAGTATTTTCATACTGCATCCTTTCTTCGTCTAGTTCCCTTACTCTCACCAGAGGCACCGCCTCCACCGCCTCCAGAGTTACCTCCACCAGTTGATCCACCAGTAGATCCACCAGTGGCACTTCCAGCAGCGGCTACTGCGTTCATAGCAGCACCAGCAGCAATAACTGTTGCAACAACCATCTCGGTTGCTTCTTCACGTTCTTCATCTGACATATCAGCACCTACACTTCCAAGTGCTGCAAGTGCTTCTCCTGGGTTAGTAAATACCGATTCAAGAAGTGCGCCTGGGTCTTGTAATAACTCGACTTGTGCAGCAACCTCTGCAGTAATGACAACTTCATTACCGTTCTCATCGGTGCGAACTTCTACAGGAGTTTCTGGTGGTAAATCTTTGTACTCAAGTCCTGCTTCTTTTATATCCGCAGCACTGACTGCTTCTCCTGTAGCAACTGCAGCAATTAATGCCTCAGCAACTACAGCCTTTTCAGCAGTTGTTAGTACGCCATCTGCTAGTGCATCCTTTACTGCCTCTGATACAGTTGGTGTTTCTTCAACTACAGGAGGTTCAGGTGCAGGAACAGGTTCAGGTTCAGGAGCAGGTTCTGGCTCTGGTTCAGGTTCTGGAGCAGGCTCAGGAGCGGGTTCTGGTTCTGGCTCAGGAGCAGGCTCAGGTTCTGGGGCTGGTTCAGGCTCAGGTTCAGGAGTTGGCGCAGGTTCTGGCGCAGGCTCAGGCTCTGGAGTTGGTTCAGGAGCAGGTTCTGGCTCAGGTTCTGGAGCGGGTTCTGGCTCTGGAGCAGGTTCAGGTGCAGGCTCTGGTTCAGGTTCAGGAGTAGGCTGTGGCAAAGGTTCGGGTTGTGGCGCTGGCTCTGGTTGTGGCTCTGGTTGCGGGGTTGGTACTGGTTCGGGAGTTGGCACAGGTTCTGGAAGAGGCTGAGGTTGAGGCGTAGGTTCTGGCGCTGGAGTTGGTTGTGGTTCTGGTGTAGGTGTCGGCGTAGGCTCAGGTTGTGGTGTTGGTGTCGGAGTTGGTTCTGGAGTAGGAGTCGGTGTTGGCTCAGGAGTAGGAGTTGGTGATGGAGTTGGTTCTGGGGATGGTGTTGGGGTTGGCTCTGGCTGCGGTGTTGGGGTTGGTTCTGGTTGTGGTGTTGGTTCTGGGGTGGGAGTCGGAGTGGGCGTTGGTTCAGGAACGGGCGGAGTTGTTGGCTCTGGAGCAGGTGGAGGAGTAGGCTCAACAACTGGCTCAGGAGTCAGTTCAATAGGTGCTGCAATCTGAGTAACACCTGCTTGTTCTAGTGAAACAACAGTTCCATTCTGTAAACGTGCGCCAGTTCTTTCATCGCCTAACAAACGTCCTTCAACAGAGTATGTGTAAGAAACATTTCCATCTGTAAGGATTTGTCCTGTAATGACGATCTGTGTAGTTTCCCCGCTCATAGCGCCATAAGGACGGTACTTACCATCTACTTGAAATCCACCCTCTGAAGTTCTGATGATGAAGTGAGTATCTGGCATATATCCAGGCAAAGCCCACCAGTCACGGGATTCAATTGAAATAGATGGGGTGCTTGGGTATGTGTGAAAAGTGTTGTCAGGTTGACCAAAAGTAATGACAGAGTTAGTTGTTGCGTAAATATCTGTGTATTGAACACCGTTAAACAAAACTGGAACAGTGATTGGAATTCTATAAGAAGTATCATCTCCTCCACCAGTTACAGTTTCTGTAACAACTGGTACTGGAGCAGATGTCATAACTACTGGAGTTGCAACAGGCTCTGGAGCAGGTGTTGTCTCTGGTGTTGGTGTGGGAGTTGGTGTGGGCTCTGTAGTTGGCGTCGGTGTTGGAGTAGGTGTTGGTTCAGGTGTAGGAGTTGGTTCTGGTGTAGGTGACGGAGTAGGAGTTGGCTCTACTGTAGGAGCAGGAGTTGGCTCCGAAGTTGGGGTTGTTGCTGTAGAAGTATCTGACGGTGGAGTCGTAACTACAGCATCATCTGCTTGAGCAGGAGACAGTGACAGAAGCAAGAATAAAAAACTTGCTCCTACAAAAAAGTAAATACGATTTGAGAATCCAGATAGTGCTGCGAATGGACGCAGTGATTTCAAGTGATCCCCTCGGATAACTAAAGTGTTTCCCTCTAGATTTTAATTATAGCGCTTTACCTGGTTTACGAATGACAAACTTAGAAGCAACGTTTTGAGAGTTAACAGACTCTCCTTGTACACCCTTACCACGGTTAGCCCATGAAACAATGCTTGGCTCTGCTTTTGACTTGTAACCAAGATTTGAGTTAAACCCAAATTCTGTCTTACGTGGTGACCTGTTTGGATTTACTGTCAATGCTTGTCGGTTTAATTGTGGAACTCTGTCTGTCATGTTCCCAATCCTCCGATGTAACCTGCTGCTGTTCCACCGTTTCCTGCACCGTTAGTAGCCTCAGCAGATTTAGTTCCACGTTTTTTTGGTTGTTCTAATTTTCTACCTGTTGCATGTGGGTCAGTACCTGCAGTCAATGTTCCAACTCTGTTTGGATAGTTCTGGAACCAGTATCCTTCACCCGTGTAACCAGGTTCACGCTTTCTACCAAAGCGACGACGCTGTTTTGCCTCGATCTCTTCGGCTCTACTAAACTGTGTAGATAAATTTCTCAAGTTTTTTCCTTCCGCCGTAACACGACTTCCCACAGAGTAACGACCATAAGTACCACCAGGGCCACCAAAAAGTCCCTTACCAGTTTCATATCTACTTTCCATAATTAAAAACACCTTCAGGGTCATAAACCACCAGTGATGATGAGACTAGTTGGTTACTTATCTCTCTGCCATGGTGACCACAGAAATAAAGTTCACCATTTGCAAGAGTGGCCCTAATCAACGCCTGTGCGCCACACTTGTCGCAACGATCAAGAGCAGATAGGGGCTCATGGGTTTCAGTAGAGGTCACTAGAAGAACCCTGGCTTCGCTAACGGGGTATGAGCACCAGGAGCAAACTTGTTTTGTTCTCCTGAAATCTTTGAAAGTTGTTTTTCATCGAACTTTGAACTTCTAGGCATCGCACCAGCCATAGTGATACTTTGCTGTGGTGAGAACTGCTCCATAGAAAGGTTTTGGTTCATGTTCCTATTTTGCCCCTTTTATTCGTTGGTGTACGGACATAATAGGCCTATGGACGAAGCAGCCTATATTGCACGTTTTTGCTGCTCAACTTGCGGGAAAAGATACGTTGTCACTACACTTGCACGAGATTGTGAATATAAACATTTGGAGGAGTAACATGTGGCAACTTATAAAGTCTTTTTTCTGTAAACATAGAGGAGAGACAATCCAGTCTTCTTGCCCATTTACTGGCCTTACGTACACCTACTGCGCTAAGTGCACTCAGCGCACACACTCAGAAAGAACTCCTAATGCCTAAATACGAATATTCATGTATCCAATGCGACCTTGACTACGAGAAAGAACGTAGCATCACTGAGACAGATCCTGGGTATCACTGCGACAAGTGCGGCTACGCTCTTCGGCGTGTCTTTAACTCTTTTGGCCTCTCCTTTAAAGGTGGAGGATTTTACTCGACTAGAGACTAAGGTCGATCGTGTAACCAAGTTACGATCGCATACTTGGTACCAGAGGTAACTGGATGAGCAATATGTCTGTAGGGGTAGTTAGAGGGAAACAACAAAAATGTTCCTGCTTTAGGTTTTATCTTTACACCAAAGTTTACAAACTCGATCTCTCCACCTTCGTAGTCATCGTTTAAGTACAGAATTGCAGAAACTGATCGTTTAGTACCAGTACCGCCATCATAGTGGGCAAAATAATGTTGTCCTGTTTGATATCGCAGTACATTGTAGTTTTCTCCCTCTGTAATAGGCTCGTTTATACCGAGGTTCTCTACATAGGGCTTTATTGTTCTTGTGATCAAGTCGCTGTATTGGTTGTGAATTATCCGTAACTCCTCATCAAACTCTGCTGCGTAGTTTAAGTTTAAATGAGAGTTAGTTCGTGCATTTCTAACCTCTAAGTTGTCTGCTTTTTCATAGTCTAAACTTGCATGAACAGTTGCAGGGACAAAAGTTCTTGCTGGATCAATTCCCTCACTTGAAGTGTTTGCTACACCTTCCAATACGGCAACTGTCGCTTTTACAGACGGCCAAGCGTTATCGTAAAAAGCGATTGCTCCCCCCAAAATTTCTGAGGGAAAATAGTCATTTGGCGGTATTAACATGGTTCTCCTTTATACTAGTGGTATCCAATGTTGTTCCCATTCTTTAGCAATAAACCTGAGAGGGAACACATCATAGGCAATAGTAATACGTGGTCCTTCCCAAGACCAGTCTGCCATCGCATGTGGATGACCTGTCTCAGACAAAACTGCTCTATTGTCTTGGTTTATGTTCTCTTTATACTCTCCAAAAATTTGGTAATGAGTAGTAGATGGCTCGGCTTTAACCGCGTAGTACCCGTGAAAACAAGGGGCACCATCTCCCCCGTGCTCGTGCCAATCTAGTTTACCTTTGGATGAGTAGTTAACATTGAACCAAGACTGCATGTAAAACTGTTCTTTTTTAAAGTCTAACCCGTAGTACTCACAGGCTTCTTGTGTCATTTCCTTTACAGCAGCAGCAAGCGAGTGAATACCAGGATGGTAAAACTGAAATGCGTTGTACTTGTTCCAGTAAACTGTGCTCTCACTGTGGGACTCTTTCCATAGGGTGCCATCACCTTTTGGCTCTTTTAAAAGTTCCCCACTCTCCACCTTTTTGTACTGCTGAAGTAAGAAATTTTCAAGATCTTTTAAATCGTTACTCAAAGTTCTCTCAAAAAACTTTTGAGGAAGAGTGCTCTTGCTAGTTGAAGGTATAGATGTGTGCTTCTCTCCTAACCCCAAAATAGGTGCGTTTACCGTTAACTCGCTGTTCTTTGGTAAAGAAGGTTGGTTATATCCGTACTGTAACATGTGTCTCCTTTTATTTATAAGATTTTTTAGACCAATGGTTTTTTATGTAGTGGTTAACCATTGTTCCACCAAAGTTTGCGTCTTCTACTTCTAGATAGTGGCCATTTTTGTAATAACCAAACTCTGACTTCCAATCATCTCTTTTAAAGGGGGTGATCTGCATGAGAGGAGTTCCTTTTTCTACAACTCCTTGAAAGTCTGCCTTTAACCACATGGGAGCAACAATCTCTAAAGTTGATTTGTCACTGTCAATAATAGCGGGGATACACTTAAATGGCAAATCCTGATAACCAAAAGGAGAAGTTATCATAACAGAATAGCCTGGTGGAGTTTTTGGAATCCAGGCATTCATGTACTTATAAACAAGGTTTGCGTAACCTGGGGGAGTTGGAACTTGCCGTGAAGACTGGCCGTGTATCTCAAATACGTTTCTCCCAATTACTTTCCAGGTAATAGAAGGTCCCTCAGTCTCATGAGTCACTTGAACGTCTGCAAACAAAGGAACTATGTAACCAGAAGTCAATGCGTCTAACATTGGAGTACACTTTTTGAAAGTTGCATTAGCCGTTCTATCTCTGACTATTAACTTTTTTCCTTCAGGATTGTCTGGGGACACATCGTAGGGAGTCATATTTCTCCACCAGTCAGGAACTGATTGAGAGGCAGGATAAGGCTTTAAAAAGGTATTCCAAGCGTACTCATCTGTAGCAATAAACTTTATTTTTTTACTCATTGCTAGTAGGTTTTTGACTCTTTAAATACAGTATCGACGTTGGTTGACTGTTTGCGTATTTGTTTTCGGAACGAACGTTGTAAGAGAAGTCTAAAATCTCTTGGTTAGACGCACTCCCAGGGAATCCAAGTTGAGGTCTTGCGTCATACTTACAAAACGAGTACGGTCCATTTGCATCTACATAGTGCAAAAACGCTTGAGCATGCCAAGATCCCTCTGGAGCATCAAACTTTTCTCTCCAGTGCTCTACTTCGCATCCTCTGTAAACAACCATGTCTCCAGGGTTTGTCTCAAACTCTTTGCCATCCATCCAAATATTCCAGCGATAGTCTTTGTCGTCTGTGTTATACCCAAACCCCAAGTTCATGGTGAGTGAGATCTCACACGATGGTCGGTCAACATGCTTTAGCAATTCTTGACCAGGCTCGTACAGTCGATAGAACGAGGATGTAGGCCACAACGTAAGACCAGTCACATCTTCAACCAGTGGTCGCAGTTGCATTAACAAAGACTCCATAAGTGGGTCTGCATAACGTCCATGTGATCCTTCGACTGGATCACCCTGTGCATGGTTAAAAAACTGAAAAGAGTCAAAGACAGCGTACTGAGCCGCCAGTTTAGCGACATCAGGGTGTAACGCCTCTTTAACTACAACATACTTATTCTCCGCAAAAAATTTAGCGTAGTCAACTTCTTCTAGAGGTGTGTCGACATTATCCATGTGTTGTTCCTAACTGGTTGTGTGGTATTCCGATACTACTACTTTTGTTCTAGGTGTCAAGCCAACCAGTGGGACTGGAGTGCTGCCACTCCAGTCCCCTGCTACTAGTTGTACTCTGGGTCGTCTTCAGCAGATGGCTCAGTAGCCTCTGCTACAGCATCCTCTACAGCAGCAATTGCAGGAACTGCAATCAGTCCAGCAGCAATAACCTTGTCTGCTGCTTGACGAGCCTCAACTTGTACATCTGCGACTGTCTTTGCACCCTTATCAACAGTTGAAAATGCTGCATTGATCTCATCAAGAGTTAGTTTTCCGTCGTCCATAAATGCACGAGCCAACTTCTCTACTACCGCTGCTACTGCAGTAAGACCAGCAACTGTTACTGCTGTAAGTGTGTCAATACCAGCGATTGCACCAGCACCGATTACTGAAAGACCGCTTGCTGCAAAAACTGCAACAATACGCATCAGCACATTGTTTAAACTCTTCATAAGATTCTTCATACCTGTTCTCGTTTCCCCCTCAGGATGTAAGTCTTATTATCAGTCCTGTTGAATTCCCATACGTTCTAAATACAGTTCTTTTTCGCTCATTAGGTACTCTTCAATGCGCTTGTACTGTATCTGTGTCTGTTCTTGGGTTGCTTGAATTTGGTCTTGTGTCATCTCTTTATTTAAATCCTTAAAAGTTTCTACGGCCAAATCTAGATTGGTCTTGGCCATTGCTGCCTTGAGTTGTGCTTGCTTCCAGCAGTACTCGGCATGGTCTTGTTTTCTCTGTAAACGCTTATCTTGTGTTTTTGACATTCCAAAATCTTAACATAGTAAAGGAGCCGTTTCTGCGTGCTCATGCTCAGGAGCCACTTATTCAGTTGTGTGACTAATCTAACTCACAACTGGTGTGATCCGCATCACAAACAGTTACTTATATTGTTCCTTGACTAGAAACGGCCCAGATGTATTCATGTCTAGTTTTTCAGAAATGGCTAAAGCCTTGAGAGGTTTTGCCCCTGCATGTAGTGCCCCGATAGCGTAGTTAGAGCCAGAACCTACTCCGTAGATTCCGTCGTCACTCATACAGATAGAGCAGTCATCTGCGACATCAAACACCTCGCCACCTACTGCAATCAAGAAGTTAAAGCGATTGCCATCACCCTTGCCGTCGCCCTTACCCTCGGCAAAGTCGTACCCATTATCTGTCAAACATTTTCTGAGAGAAGGCATCACTTTAACAATCATGAAGTGGTAAATGTCTTGGAGATCTTTTGCTGTTGGTTTTGGCGGATTCCACAGATGCTGTGCAATATCACAAGGTGAAACCTCTCCAGAACCAGCAATTAAATAGCCATTGCGTTCTGTGATCTTTTCCATTCGAGGATGGTGGTAGATGCGACCATCATCACCAGTTACCTGATTATCTGCAGCAAAAACAACTTTGTCGTCGTACTGCACCGCTACGATCGTTGTCATTACTCTCCCTAAATAGAACGCCCCCCAAGGATACCATTGCTGGAACCCTGGGGGGCTGAAGTCCAAATTGTCCGATTAGTCCGTATGGATGGCTTCCCATGTCTTTGGACCAACGATTCCGTTGGCTTCTAGGCCAGGATGAGCCTTCTGGTAAGCAATCACCATCTTCTTGGTTGCTGGGCCAAAGTCTCCGTCTGGGTTAGACATCTCCATAGCCTCCTGCATAGCCTTGACTGCTGGGCCCTTGTCTCCTGGCTTAATCTGACCTGGGAATGGAGGAACTGCCTTTGGAGCCTCTGGAAGATCAGCCTCATCATCGGCGTCCTTATAGCGAGGACGACCAAAGCCTACAATAGAGACCATGACCTTCTTAGCGTTCTTCTTGTAGCCACGAACCTGTAAGCACACTTCTCCGCCATTTCGTTGGTCTCCCTTACGTGACGAAGATGTGTTTCCTTCGATGCAGGTCACAGTTCCATCGCCATTGTCTTTGACAACGATACCCACGTGACTGATCCGATCGACATTATCTCCTGGGAAATCAAAATACGCGATGTCTCCTGGCTTTGGAAATGCCTCATCAGCGTCAAACCATCGGTCCATCTTCTTAAATGCCGCTGCCCCTGCAACTGTAGAGACAGTGTTCGGAATCTTTACCCCAGCCTCGTTCCCACACCAGTTGACGAAACTTCCGCACCATGCGAGGAAGTTAGCCTTTGTGTAGGCGCCGTACTTTGTCTCGTTGTCTTTAGGGCCTTCGATAGTCCCAATCTCTTTTCGAGCAACCTCAATCAGTAGGGCTGCTGTGCCTTTCTCTGCCATGTTTCTCCTAGCCTGGAATAGTGTCGTTAAACTTGTCGAGAGGAATTCGCCACGAATTCTCTGGAGCATAATGATACTCGTCCTTGGTGCACTCTTCAGTAGGAAGCCAGCCGTAAACCTCGATCTCTGAGTAGTAGTCACGGTCTAGAACCCGTGCCCCTACCAGAATCACCCCTGGCCTAATATCCTTAGGAAATACTGGGATCTCGTCTTTGGTGCGAACTGACTTGACCTCATAGCAGGGCATTACATCAGGGAAGTCTTTTCTGAAATAATGTTCCTCATTGGTGTAGAAGGGAAATGTAAAGGGCTGCTTGTATAACTTGGCAACTGCATACTCTGCAACGATAGTCCGTACATTTGCCGCAATCTCTGGCTCTAGGTATTTCTTATTGTCACCTGCATAGTTGGGGCGATCAACACTACCGAATTTCATCATCCATCGGTTCAATGCAATGTCTGCACATGCACGGACTTCTTCTTTGGATAAACTAACGATGTGACTCATGAATAATCTTTCTCAATAATAAAATACCAACGTATAAACGTGATAGTCAACGCTGGTTCTTTAGGATAAAACTCTAGTGCAAAACCCCAACCATCAGAGGTGCCCCCTTTAAGCCAACCCTTGTTAAAGGTTCTGTGCTTCACACTTGACCTCGTACTACCTTTAGTACCCACTCCATTGCTGTAAAAACAGCGTAGTCAACATCATCTACTGGAGGTAGGTTTTTTTCTAGTTCATCTTCAATACGTTGTGCAATCTCTTCACGTATTTCTTTTTCTCTAATTTCCCAAGTCTTCTCCATCATGCACGACCAAAGTCATCCTCAAGGCGCACGATGTCATCTTCGCCAAAGTAGAGACCTAATTGCGTCTCAATAAAGACAAGATCTTCTGTTCCAGCATTAGCAATACGATGAGCAATATTCTGCTCAATAATAAATGCGTCTCCACCTAATGCCATAGATTGAATGCCATCAATTGTTACGGTGCCTGTTCCAGAGACAACTACCCAGTATTCAGATCGTTGTTCATGTGTCTGATAGGAAAGGCGTTGACCAGGATGCACAACGATGCGCTTTACCTGGTGAGTGTCAGATGTTGTTAGTACTTCGTATGTTCCCCAAGGGCGGTCTGTAATCATGCCCAGACCCTATCACGACTTTTGAGTGCGCTCCATCAATGTCTTTGCACGCTTTGATGGCTCTTTAGTAAGGAAGCCTCTACCTCGTGCCTTGTCATACGGCACAGGTGTCTTAAACTGATCTGCTGTTGGATCAATTATCTTACCTGACTCATGCTTAAGGAACCAGTGATTGGTGCCCTCATGAGATACCTGCATAGGTTTGTAACCTGCAGCCTTGCCACCTAGCATGTGATAGGTCGCCTCACTTGCTACATAGCAATGTCCTCTTGTTGGGCACTCGTGTCCTTGGAACTCTGGCTTACGTAAGTCATCTGTCAGATTATTACGAACTCCAGTTACGATCTGATGGTCGTAGTTGTTCACTCTTCTGGCTCTGCCTTACGAGGTGGTACCTTGCCACCGACCTTGCGTGCCCACGCATCGCCCTTGTCAGTTCTAAATGTTGAATGTTGTGGTGACTTGATACCAGTGTCAGATGCGAGTTTGGTTGCCTTCTCATACATCGAGGTCGCAACACCAAGACCTTGCATGCGCCCGATCACGTTGATGTTGTCAATCTGACCACTTCGCTTATTCCAGTCAAGATGACCTATGTAACGACCATTTGCGTCATTAGCGTACATAGTATGAATCCTAGGGTGCTGCTTAGCCGCACCAGCATGAATGAACCGAAACTGAACGCCCGACAGATTTCTTGGCTCTTTAGGATCATGATCTGGTTCTCTAGGTGTCTGCTTCATTAAAGAACTCTCGAATCTACATCACGCTTTGTTGTATACGGCTTCATTGAC